AAAACGGCTTTATCGGGATATGGCACCTTAAAACGATTGCGGATCAGTGGCAGGGGGGTCTGTGAAGGATAGCTGACGCGGTAAATGGCGTATCTTAATAGAATAACCAAGTCAACGTAGGGGCGGGTTTTAACCCCGCCCCTACTGCTGAAAGCTGACAGCTATCTTTTACTTACATTGATGGCCTGGAGGCCCTTTTTGCCCTCGGCCACCTCGAACTCTACCTCCTGGCCTTCGATCAGGCTCTTGTAGCCGTCCCCCTCGATGGCGCTGTAGTGGACGAAGAGGTCGTCGCTGCCGGGCCGGCTGATGAAGCCGTAGCCCCTGGCGTCATTGAACCATTTCACAGTACCGTTTTCCTTCATGGATACGCTCCTTGTTGATGCCGGTTTCCGGTTTCCGGTGAAATTTAAAGGCCAAGTTTGCCTTCCTTACGGCCAGGCGGTGAAGAACTTCACCGGATATTGGTTAAGGTTCAGGGCCGAGGAGTAGGCATTATCCAGGACACAGGCGCCGATGGGCGCGGCCGCGGCGTGGATGATGCAAGGCCACAGGAGCACGATGGCCCCGTGGGAATAGGCCCGGCCGATCTTCCAGACCGCGATGTCACCGTGCAAGGGGGTGGTGATCTCCCGGCCGCCGAGACTCCGGACCATCTCCAGATAGCGCTCCTGCTCCCGGTGCAGGTGCCATTGCTGGGAGTAGGAGAAGCGCTGCTTGGCGAGTTTGGCGTCAATGACCCCGGCACTCAAAAAGACCTCCAGGAGCAGCATGGCGCAATCCACGCCGCCCTGGCTCCCCTTGACGCGGCCCTGGTGATGGAAGGGCGTGCCGATCCAGGACTCGGCCTCGGCGAGCACGGCCTGGCGCTGGGCTGATTCGAGGATGGTCATTTAAGCTCCATTAGTAAGTGAGCAGTGAGCAGTGAGCAGTGAGCAGTAAAATCAAAATGGTTCCCTTTTATCTTTGCCATTGGTTTTGCCTTTACTGCTTACTGCTTACTGCTCGCTGCTCACTCATTCCGCCGTCTCCGGGACCGGAATCCAGGGGAAGCCCCGGAAGTTGCCTGCGTTATTAAACTTGTTTATGCAGGTGCTGAGCGCCCGGTTACAGCCGGGCCACGCAGTGAAGGTGTCGCCCGGGGCCGGCGCCGCCAGGAGGGGCGGCGTCAGGATGAGGGTCGCAGGTTGAGAACCTGTGCCGCCCACCTGGGACTGGATGCCGATCCAGGTCCCCTGGAGGGCCCCGGAGGTCATTTGGAGCTTCCCCAGGCTAAAATAGCCGGCCGCCAGGCCCGTCAGGTTGGTGACTATCTGAAAGATGGTGCTCCCGGCCTGCGCCTGCCCCTGGACCGCATACAAGGCCCCATTCAGCCCGCAGCCTTGGCCATAGAGGACGTGGTTGCAGAGGTGCTGGTAGAGGTTGCGGGGAAGCTTCCGGTCCAGGGTGTAGAGGTGCGAATCTATCTTGATCTGGGCCTTGAGGCCGCCGGTGATGACCTCGGTGACCAGGCCGGAGAAGAGCCAGACGACGCCGGTGGGGGGACCCATCGCCTGGCCGCCCGGGCCGGATAATAGGCCCGTTGCAGCAGCAGATAGGCGTTGTCGAAGCCGCCCTGGCGCAGGAATTGATGGAAGGGAACCCCGTTCACCAGGTCATCCGGGGTGGCGTAGGCGTTGACCGTGAGGCTGTCCGCCTCCAGGCCGGCCTTCAGATCGATCTGAGAGCGGTCCCAGCGCACAGAGCCGCCGTAGGTGTTGCCGTTATAGACGATGGGCACGTCGGCGCTGCCGTAATAGAGCACCGTATCGCCGGGCATCGTGAATTGATAGAGGTCGAAGGCCAGCACTGGATCACGGCTGCGGAGGAGATCGACCAGGGCTGGGGTGACGGTTTTCATAGAGGCCGGTTTTCGGTTTTCGGTTCGGTTTTCGGTGTAGGGGCGGGTTTAAAACCCGCCCGTACAGGCGAGTCCCAAGTTCCGTAATCGCGCTCCAGGGCCTCCTCCTTAATCTGGCGACGCAGACGCTCGCGGTAATCGGCCGCGACTCGGGCCCCCAGCACGGCGGCCAGGACAAGGCCAGTAAGGCCACCGGCCGCAAAGCACAATAGAGAAATCACGATGACCACGATGCCACCCCCTCCCGGAAGAAAAGCCAGTTTTTCGGTTTTCGGTTTGGTGGAGCGGCCCTCTGTGGCCGCCAGTTATGGCAGGCAGGGACGCCTGCCCCACTAAACCGAAAACCGTCATTTCACGGTTTCAATCTTGATTCCCTTATGCTCCCAGAGCTGAGACATAAACTTGTCGAACTCGCTCAGGTCTTCTTGAAAAATGCAGCGCCGGTAGTAGCCGAAGTCCGCGGTGATCACCGCGCCCGCGGCCGGGGCCGGGGTGAAGGTGAGGAGCCCCGAGTCGATATAGGATATGGCGTAAGTTGACGGGTTCTGGGGCCCGCCGTTGAGATAGACGACCGGGACCGGAGGGTTCTTGATGTTGTATATGGGCTCGACAAAACCGCCGTAGGCTCGCAGAAGTTGAAAGACGGTGGTCGTCCCGTCTCCGATTCCCAGCTCCTGGCCTTGAATAAAATCATCATCCGGATCGTCGAATAAAAAGGAGTCGAAGCTCCCCTGGCGAGCCAGAAAGAAGCCCACCAAGGTCTTCAGGTCTCCAGATTCCGGAGTCGGCCCTCCATCCAGCAGGAATTCAATTGGGATCTCGATCTGCCAGCGGGGATAAATCCAGTTGGCGATGCGCTTTTTTATGCCGCTCACCGACTCCTGGGTAAGGGTGGAGAAGGTCGGCTTTTTGATCACCGGATAGGTTGCGCCCCGGAGAGCTGGGAAAACCGCGTTACTCATAGAAAGTCCTTTTTTCCACCGCAGAGACGCGGAGGACGCGGAGATAAAAAAAAAATTTCTTCTCTGCGCTCTCTGCGCCTCTGCGGTGAATTCTCATTTCAATCTCCGGCCGTCGCGCATGGCGGCTTTGACCGCCTCGGTCACGTGGTTGCGGTTGTTCTTGAAGAAACTTTTGACGGAGGGGCCATCCATTGCGCTGACGTTGAAGTGGACGTGGGTATCGCCGGCGCCGCCGCCCTTGCCGCCACCGGCCACCAGGTCCCGGACGCCTCCGGCCAGGGAGGCCGGGAGGACCATCTCCTGTTTGTGGAGATAGGCCAGGGAGTCGGCGGGCACATCCCAGCCGCCCGCCGCGGCGGGGACCATCCCCGCGAAGGCCATGATTGCCGCATAGGTTTGGGCCGCGGCCTCCGCCCCCATTTCCGGCCCCACCACCGGGACGCCGGCCGTCGCCGCATAGGCGGCCGCAGCGCCCTGGGCCGCGGAGCCCTGGATCGCCTGAATGTCGGCCAGGGCCTGGGCCGCGTCGGCTTCCGGGATGGCCGCGGTTTGCACGGCGACCACCTGGGCGGAGGTGGTCTGGGTGGCCAGGAGCTTTTGGGCCTCGGCGACGAGCCACGTTTGGAGACTCTTGGCGGCCAGGTTGACGTACGAGGTGAGGATGCCCGAGAGGATGTGGTCCAGCATCTTTTGCATGGACTGGGTGCCCTGAATCATGCCGTTGATGGCGGTGGTCATGGCTGAATCTAGCGGAGCCAGGGCGGCCTTCCACTTATTTTGGACGTCCTGGGCCGCCTGGGCCTCGGACTTCTGGATCTCCAGGGCATTCTTCCGCTCGGCGACCTGGACCTCTTGCAGGATCTCGGCCATCTTCTTGGGGTACTGGGCCCAGATCTGCTGGCGTTGCTCGAAGTTTTGCTTCTCCAGGGCGAGTTCCTGGGTTTTCAGGGTTTTAAGCTGGGCGAGCTCCTCGCTGGCGGAGATCAGCCCCAAGTCCTTTTCCGATTTATATTTTTCCTTTTGCGCCTCGATATCCATCTGGGCCAGCTTGAGGGAGTTTTGCAGGCGCTGCTCGGCTAGCTCCCGGTCCGCCTTGTCCGCGTCCTCCTGCATCTTCTTTTTCTCAAGGACCGCGTTTTGATAATTCATGCTGTCCTTGCCATAGGACTGGGCGTTGATGGCGGTGATCCGGTCCTGATCGGCCAGGCGCTGGGTCCAGGATTCCTTTTCGCTGGCCATCTGCTGCTTGATCTGGGCGATTTGCAGCTGCACCGCCTGTTTGGCGTCGGCTACGTCCAGTTCATAGAGCCGGTGCTTCACCTGGCGGTAATCCGCGGAGCCCTGCTGGCAGAGCGCCAACTTCTCCTGCCAGAAGGCGCGCTCCTGGGCCTTGGATTGCTCCAGGAGGTTGCCTTCTTCCTTGACCTCCTCCAATTCCTGGCGCCATTCCTCCATGCGGCCGCCGGCGCCGCCGCCGCCCCGCTTCATGGACTCTATGATGGAAGAGGCGCTGACGGCGCTAGCCGCCGATACCTGCTCCAGGGAGGCCTTCATATCGGCGGTGGCGTCGCTCACCGCGGCCTTGGCCTGGTCCAGGCCGTCTTTCAATGCGTCGGCTTGGGCGCTTATGAGAACTTCGATTTGGGAGTCGTTAGGCATAGAAGCTATCAGCTATCAGCTAAGGCAAAGTCAAAATCAAATGTAGGTTGGTGTCACACAGGTTTTAAACCTGTGCTACTGAGGGCACCATCTAAAAGGCTACGCCAGGGTCGCGATGAGGGCGTGGGCGACCAGGTTGGCCAGCACCCCCAGCACCAGGAACTCGATGATAAACATCAGCATGATGACCTCCGGTTTTCGGTTTTCAGTTTTGATGGCAAGGGTTTTAATCTGTGCTACTGAACCTTGCCGCCCGCAGTGGAGAAGGCGGCCATCAGCTCCTCGAGGGAGCCGTAAAAACCAGGGGTTAGGGGCGAGGGGTTAGTGGTTTTTTCTAACCCCTGATCCCTGATCCCTGATCCCTGGTACTTGTATCCCAGGTAGGCGGCCACCAGGTCACCCACCGGCGGGTGCTCCTCCCAGTAGCGCTGCATCTCGTAGAAGCGGGGCAGCGTCATCTGCTGCGCTATGTATTCCCAGGTCCAGCCGGTGAGGCTGATTATCCGGGAATAGAGGTATCCCCACTCGGGACGCTCCCCGCCTGCGGTTCCCCCGGGTCGCGCCTCGCAAGGCCCGAAACCTCCAATAGCTGCGCCAGGGCGCCCGGAAACGAGGGTAGGTCTAGGCCCTCCTTGACCTCGGTTAGGGTGAGCTCCGGATAATTGCGCACCAGCGCCGCGTGGATCACCTCTGCTCCCTCGGAGAAGCGCTGCGTCAATTTCGCCGGCGGCTCGGCCCAGGACTCGATCATCGGCCAGTATTTCTCCAGGGCCGCCAGATTGAGGGGAGGAAGGATGTAATCTTTTCCGCCCAGGCGAAGGGGGAGACCGTCAAGTTGCAGTTCCATCATTAGTTTCCTTTTAATTGCCAGTTACCAGTTGCCAGTAAAAACAAAGGAAAAAAACTGGGAACTGGTAACTGGGAACTGTAACTATTCCGTCATCGTTAGGGTGCCGATGTTGTCGTTTTGGTCCGCCATCGCGGAAAAGTCGAATTCCACGATCAGGTGATCCTCGTTCTTGGTGGGCAGCGTGAGCTTCGAGCTGATGCACTGGTTGAGGACCAGGGTCATGGTATAGCCGCCGGTGACGCCGGTCAGGACCGCCTTGAAGGTGGGCGTCAGGCCCATAGGCTGATTGCTGATGGCGATGGTTCCCCCGGTGGTGGGCGAGTTATAGAGGTAGTCGATGAGGATGGCCGCGCCTTCGTCGGCCGCGGCGAAGGTATAGACCCCGCCGGCGCCCACGCTGTATTGGCCCATCGTGGGGGCGCTGGGGACCTGGGTCAGGGGGGCGCCGGTGGCGGCATAGACCACCCCCAGGTCCTGGGCGAAGGCGGTGGTGTTGGCCACGGTGACCGTGAAGGGCGTGGAGGCTGGGATATTGTGCGCCTCTTTCTGGGCGCTCAAAAGCTCGCCTGTGCTCAGGGGCAGCCCGAAATAGAGGTTGTTCAGCATGGCACCCTGGATCTGGCCCAGCTTGGCCTTGCAGGTGATCTTGTTCTTGCCCCGGCCAATGTGGGCGGGGAACTGGTTGGCGCCGTAAAGTTCCTTGACGTCCGCGGAGAACTCCACCGAGACATCCTGCAAGGTGCCGAATTTGACGGGGGTGGGAGTCGGGGTGGCAGTCGTCAGGCCATAAAGGGTCCCGGCCGCGAAGAAGAATTGTTGAGGCATATAACCTCCGTTTT